AATTTTTCAGTTTTGCGTGAGACTATTTTTAAGTCTTCATATGACCGACCAAGCAAGGGTATGACATTGCAACGTGACAGAATCGTTAATGCAATCAAAGACCCACAAGTAAAGAAAAGTTTGGAAAATATAACCTCTAAAGTTGACTGGTTTGTAATTGACGTGGTATAAATAATCAGTTGTTTCATGTGTGTACTCTTCAGGACTGGATTAAAACTCCAGTCCTTTTTTTTGACATATGGCTTAAATGTGATATACTAATGCAACGGAGGAAGTTATGACAGTAAGAGAAGTGATTGAACTACTAGAATCCATTGCTCGAAAAGCAGGTGACCAAATTGAGTGCATCGTTGAAATCGAAGAACAAGACTACAACACTGAGGCTGAAATCCACTCGGTCTGCACAAACCAATACGAAGATGGAACGAAGAAAGTCGCCCTCGTTGGTACAAAAGATGAAGAGTAAAATCCAAGTAATCATCTTAGCAATTGTAATCATTCTTCTCTTTGGTCTCATTGGGAAGAATGACTTTAATGACAAGCTTGAAGAAGCCGGAGTTACAATCGAAAATGGAAAGTGAATTTAAATATACCGAGGAAGCTAATGCAAAAGCCAAACAAGATATTCAAGATTATTGTCTTGCTTACTTTGATGAGTCTGTTATTTTGGCTGATGGATTTGAACTTGCTTTCTTGGGTTGTGGCTATTCCTATGCTGGTTCTTATGCAATCTATAATCTGGGCACTTGTATTGAAATCCTAGAGCAACGTGATGGAATGTCATACGATGAAGCAGAAGAATTTATTGAATACAACGTGATTGGAGCGTTTGTAGGTGATAGAATGCCTGTATTCCTCGTTCCAATGAAAGAACTATATGAACATCAGTCTTAAAAACACTCGCATTAACCATCAGAATTCAGAAGAGACACTTGCTTTCAATGCATTACTTTGTATTGATGGTAAGCCTTTTGCAGAAGTTTCTAATGACGGTAGAGGTGGAGAAAATAGATATCGTCCTCTTGGTGATTCTATGGACTGGATTTTCAACCACGCTTTAGTAACTCAATTCCGAGAGTGGTGTTCTATTCAACCTCCAATATATGACAAAGAGTCTGGAAATACTTATAACTACGATGCAGACCTATATGTTAATGATTGCTTAACAGAACACGTAGGTAATCTTCAAAGTCTTGCTGTATCATTATAGTAGAGCATTGAAGCCCTAACCAAATAAGGTTAGGGCTTTTTTTATTAAGAGGAAATAAATCTTAAAAAAATCTATAGATTTTTTTAAGAAATAGATGAGGTTAATAGAAATGACATTAGATAAGAAGTTAGGTATGGGATTTTTATTTATTAGTGGAATGGTTATTAGTGGATGTCTCGGTTATTCTATTAAAGACACACAGCATAGAGATAGAATGGAAATAGTTGCACAATATAACTCACAAAATTCAAACTGTATTAGAATGATGCAAGAGCTTTCACACATGTCAGGCAACAGAGTATTTTACGTGAAAAAATCGCCCAAAGAATTAGCGATTGAAAGAATGCAAAGGAATTAATAATACAATAATCGAATATATATTTTGGTCGTTTGGTTTAGTGATGCGACAGGAGAAAGTAATGAAGATTAAAGGTTTCTCCACTATAGTTAATGCTATAGTTTATCTCACAATGATAGGTGTGTTTCTCGTTATTTTAAAAGCATTGTTGGACTAGGTTTTGTTTTCACATTTAACCCAGATAATGAAAATTGTCTGGGTTTTTTGTTTGACATTTCAGAGTTGTGATGTATAATATTAGTGTATTCCTTGATAGCTCAGCGGTAGAGCAAACGGCTGTTAACCGTTAGGTCACTGGTTCGAATCCAGTTCAAGGAGTTTTTGGCCTGTTAGTCGAGTGGTTAAGATGCGTCCCTTTCACGGATGAGACCAGGGGTTCGATCCCCCTACAGGCTATTTGTATAATCAACATTATGAAAACTTTCTTTGATGTTGGTGCTGAACGTGGTACTGATTCTATTCCACTAGCCAAGCAATATCCAGACATTCTTTTTTATGCTTTTGAACCCAATCCTTATATGATTGAACATTTAAAAAAAGAAACTGCAGGCTTGTCAAACTATATCATCATTCCAAAAGCAGTAAGTAACTACAATGGAGTATCAAATTTTAATATTAATAAATTTGGCCCTGTAGGAGTTAGCAGTCTTTTAGAGTATTCAGAAAAAGCAAGAGAAAATTGGAGTGGATTTGCCCTTAATGTTGATGAAAAAGTTGATGTTGAAGTGATTACATTAGAATCATTTATTAAAGAGCATAACATCAAGAAAATTGACTTTTTCCATTGCGATACCCAAGGAAGTGATTTGAATGTTCTTAAGGGGTTAGGAGATTGCATTCATATCATTGAAGAAGGGCAAGTTGAAGCCGCTATTTTAAAAGAATCATTATATCTTAATCAAAACAACTATCAAGAAACTATGCTTTTTTTAGCTAGTAAAGGTTTTGAAATTTTAAGTATGAAGGCAGAAGGTAATCAAAGAGAATGTAATATTCATTTCAAAAAATTCTCTTTATCTTTTTCGATTTAGTGGTATAATAGTTTTGTTATTCTCTGGTGGTGTAACGGTAGCACAGAGGTTTTTGGTGCCTTTAGTTGGAGTTCGAATCTCTACCGGAGAATCTTTGCCTAGGTAGTTCAATGGCAGAACATCATACTTGTAATATGATTGTTGGGGGTTCGATTCCTCTCCTAGGCTTTTTTAAAAAAACTCTATCTTTTAGCTCAAGGATAGAGTTTTTTGCTGTATAATGAGCTATGGAAAAAAGTATTTTACAAAACTACGTTGAACTCAATTATTCAACAAGAAAAATCTCTGAATTGACAAATTCAAGTCAAACTAATGTTCGTCACTGGCTCAGGAAACATGGTTTAAAAACTACTCTAAAACCATTCAATGAACAAGAATATTCATGTCTTTGCGGAGAGTCAAATCCTGAAAACTTTTATGGTCGTATGAAAAAGACTTGTTCGAAATGTCATAATTTGAGAACAGGCAAGACAGGGAAAAACAATAGACTTTTTGCTGTTAAAACACTAGGTGGAAAATGTATGACTTGTGGTTATTCAAAATATACAGGTTCATTAGATATCCACCATTTAGACCCCAAAATTAAAGACAAGAACTTTAGTTGTATGCGTGGTTGGTGTAAAGAGCGAATATTGGCAGAAATTGAAAAGTGTGTGTTGTTATGTAGAAACTGTCATGCAGAAGTTCATGCTGGCATTATTGATTTGAAAGATGTGATATAATAATGACATGGAAGCATTTTGGTTGGTTTTTGGTTTAATCGTCATAGTCCTATATACTCCAATTGTGATTCAAATTTATTTAATTAGAAAATCGCTAAAGAGTATCGTTAGAAAAACAGAAAAATTGGTGGAATAAATGAATATACTTTCTGCTGTCGGTTTGGGTCTCATCTTAGGTCTTATTGCATCTACTCCCATTCTAGGTTTCAGTTTCTTTATCAATAAAAGATTAGATAAAATGATTCAAAATTTGGAAGAACTGAATAGCAAATACCAAATCTAGTGGTATAATAGATATGTAAGATTTCAAGGCTCCTTAGTTAAATGGAAATAACACGGCTCTTCTAAAGCCATATTGTAGGTTCGATTCCTACAGGAGCTACTCTTTTCAATCCCATCCTAAACAGATGGGATTTTTTATTAACATATTCTAAAACTTAAAAAAATCTGTAGATTTTTTTATAATCTATTTCTTGTTAATATTTTTCTTCTTGACATATATCAGAAACTATTGTATGATTAGGCATGACTAGAAAACTTGACTACACGATTTCCGAGACGATTACCACTCAATCGAAAAACCGCATCCAAGTCCCTAAAAAGTATGCATCTTATATCGGTCTTAATAAGGGATTTGTTGCCCACGTTACCAATCTTAATGGCTCTTATGTTATTTCTGTTTGTCCTACACCTGAATCAAAGAAATACATGGTAGACAAAGATGGTGCTGTTCGTTTCCAAGTTGAGAAATCTCAGTACAAGATTATGATTGCAGATAGTGTTGTGGTGATTCTATGAGTATGTTTCTGAATGCTTTTGAATTTACATCTGAAGATATTGTGAACATTTTAAGGGCACATGATACAGATATTACAATTCATCAGTTAGCAGAGTTACATGATATTTTAGACCACGATTCTATTATTCGCTCTGCTCTTCAATATAATGACCCAGATATGCAATTAAAATCTGCTCTGTCTCATGCAGAAGATTTGATGATTATGGATGGTCTTTATATCACAGAACCAAAAAGATTTTACGTTGACGATTAACTTAAGAAAAACATTTGCCAGGGTTGTTTATTTTATCGAACAAACTAATCAAGGCAAAAGTAAAGAAACAATACTAAAGGAACTGGATTTGTCTGAAGATGAGTTCCAGTTTCTTTTAAATACCATGCTTTCTTTTTCCGCACTTAAAGATAGTGAAGCAACTATATCATCTTTGGATATTAGTGGAACAGTGTATATTGGTGGTGTATACGTGACTATTAATAACAAAGATGTGCTTTCTTTATGACAAATGCGTTGAAAGTTGGTATAATAAAGTTAACTTGTTTTTAACCCTCCTCCAATTAAAACAAGTATAAACAAGGAGCAGTCAAGATTCCCCTTTCTTGACTGCTCTTTCTTTTTCTGATATGATAGTGTCATGTATATAGCAGTAGATGCAATAGCGAATGAAGATGATTCAAAACTCTCTTATTTGATGTTCCCTTATGATGAAGATTTTTTAGATGCGATTGAAGAGAATTTAAAAGAAATCCGAGTTGAGAATGAGATTACTTTTTCATTAGATGATGTTTTGTTAATTCGTGGGGAATTTCATTATGTTCGCAAAAAGGTAACGATGACTGATATTTCTGAGCATCGTTATTGCATCGCCCGGAATACTGAAAAAATCCCCCAGTTACAGAATTCAAAACTCCATGTTGCAAATGATTACTTTTATTTCTCAGGTTACAGAAAACCCATCAATAGACATGATAAAGCAAATGTAAAGTTTGTATCTGAAAACTTTAACTTGGTCACTATCGAAAACTTAAGGAAATATGTCAAAAGCAAGAAAGCAATGGTAGAATAAGACATGGAACCAACAGTATGGATTTACTTCTCAAAAACTGGCACTGGATACGAACTCCAAGGCACTGATATTATTTCTGGCTTTGATGCTTTTATTAATACAGCCGGAACTTATTTAATTGAATATTCTTTCTCTGATATGAAAGAAGATATGTATTTCTTTATTTATGAATGGGACAACTCTCAAAAGAAACGCCGAACCATATATGAACGAAACCAAAGACAAAACATCTTGATGAATTTCGCAAAAAATGTTGATTTAGTTCATAATGTTAGACAAGCAATTTACAAAATATACATGGATGAAGAAGATTTAAAAAATGCAAACTCCTAAATACTAGGATAAAATAAACTATGAAACCAAAGTACTGGATTTACAATCCAAAAACAAATTCAGGAAGAGAACTATCTTACGGTAAAGATTTTGTTATCGGTCTGTTTGGTAAAGAACTCTTTGTTGATGATGTGTTCCCTTCAAATGATGGTGAAGCATATTTGATAAAGTATGAATTTGGTGAGTTTTCAGGAGAATGGGGCTTTATTGTTTATGAATGTAAATCTAACCAAGAACGAAACTCCCTTTGGTATCCAGCTGAAATCTTGATGGGTTTATCTAATGATGTAGAACTCCCATCTAAAATCAAAAATAAAATCCTATCAAAGTATAAGGAAATAGAAAATGCAAACTCGTGAACAAAAACTTAAACTATTAAATAAAACAATTGAAACACTTTGGCACGGTGTTTCAGATACTAAAGAAGGCGATTATCCAAAAATCATCAATCTTTACAAAGAAGTGCTAAAGCTGAACCCAAAAGACAGAGACGCTTGGGAAAATATGATTTGGCTTATGTGGTCTATGGCTATTAATAAGAAAGATACAGCATGGTTATTTGAGGCTGAAAAGTTTGCAAAAATGTATCTTTCTATCAATCCTAATGGTTATAGAGCATTTGAATATGTTGGACAGTTTTATCGCATTATGATGGTTGATGAAAGATTGGCCATCCGATATTACGAAAGTGCATTAAGATGGAAAGATGCACCAGAAACAACATTCCATTCTCTCACCTCTTTGTATCTTAAGAACGGTGATAAAGTAAGAGCCATTGGAAATTGTCGTTATAATTTAAAACGATTCCCCAATGACCCTTATGCAAAATCAAAGTTAAAAGAACTTACAAAGTAAATATTATCTCACTGGTCTTTTCCGGTGAGATTTTTTTCTTTTGAAAGTAAATATAACAAAGCAACAGTAAAGCTAATAAAAGTAAATAATACTCCCATTATTTGCATATTTTCCTCCAAAATATTAACAAGATCTATTTCTTAAAAAATCTTTGATTTTTTAAAATATATTCCATGTTAATAGAATTTGATATAATGTGATATGACTGAATTTGAAAACGCACTCTACAAAAACTTAACTTTCACATCCAACAAGATAATAAGACCAAGAGCAACAGAAATGCGTGGTTTTAGAGTTGGCTATCCTGATGGCACAAGAGGAATACTTTGGGTATCAGGACGCAAATACCATATAAGAATAGAAATGCTTGGGTCTATATTCAATGTTAGAGTACCCAAGCATATAGGACGAATATTACTTGAAGAGTTTTTCCTCAAGTATGGAACAGAAAAAGTTTACGAGGATATTTGAACCTTCTTCTTCTTTTCTGGTTTCTGGCAAAGGTCAAATATAACCTCTCCACTTACTGGCAATTCTGCTTCTAAATCAACAGTAACAGTTTTCTTGCAGATTTTACACTTTGAAGAAAACTTAACCTGACTCAATACAGTGAAGTTCTCAAGGGAATGGTTTTTGTCGTGTGCAGATACTTTAACCTGTGCCATTAAAGGTAATGCTTGAAAGATACTCATAGCATTATTATATCGTTTAAAAAAATATTTGACAACTATTGACATATACGATATTATTCTCTTGTAGGGGAAGAGATATGAAGACTGTAATTTGGAACAACAAAGAAGTATGGAATCAAGGTCATCATTTTGAGCCATTACTTGAAGATATCACTGGTTTTAATTTGAGATGCAACCTGTGCGCTGAATCTGTTAAGTATATGGCAAAAAGATTGTCCGATACCAAATACAATCGAATGTTCAGATTTAAGTATTCTATCTTTGAAAATGAATACAAAGCCCTAGTGGAAAAGTTTAATCAAGAAGCAGATAGCAATGGAAGTATCGTGGTGAAGTAATGGCTAAAAGCATTAAAAGCATTAGGTCTGAATTTAACAGTCATAAGTCCAGAAAAAAAAGCAAAGCAAAGCAAATTGAATTAATATTCTCTGAACCTCTGAAGATTGATGCATTGATTGAGAAATTTAAGAAGAAAGAAAAACAAAATGAAAAAGTTCAAGAAGTTTAACGAGGAACTAAACCTTGCATCTGGCACGGAAATGATGAAAGCCAGCCAGATGAGAACTGTTGTATTTAACGACAAAACGAAGTACAATAGGAAAGTTAAGCACAAGAAAGGCTCAGACAATGAGTGAGTTAGAACCAGTTTTTGACCTTGAGATTGATACAGATAAGTTCGATACTATTAGGCGAAAATTTTCCCTTGATAAAAACAAAGATTTATCAAATGGTGAAGTTATTTCTATCTTGATTGACAACGCATACAAGAACGCCATCCCAAAGAAAAGAAATCGTGTTGGTGTTAATGTTGTTAAGCAAGCAGTTGACGAAGGTTTAAGCGTTTCTCAAATCTGTGAAAAGTATGATATCTCCATGTCTACTGTATTCAGACTTAAGAAACTAGCAAGAAATAAATAATATCATTCTTCTCAAAAAACCCTCTTAATTGAGGGTTTTTTATTGACAGAGCCCTTAAATGCTTGTAATATATAGATGTAAGTTTTCATTGGCTTACGATTCCTTTGTAAAGCAAAACCCTCTCTAGCTCCAAGTAGAGAGGGTTTTTTATTAACATCAAATATTTCTTAAAAAATTCATTTGAATTTTTTAAGTTTTATTTCTTGTTAATAAATTAAATTTATTTGACATATCTCATATTGTGTCTTATACTGTTATCAAGAGGTAAGAGATGACAGAAATTGATTACATGAACGTAACACCAACCCAAGCCCAAGACTTAAAGAAGAACTACTGGGCATATTTAGCAATCTCGGTAGTTGGTGTCCTTTGTATGATAGCCAATGTATACTTGAATTGCAGAATCGGGTTCACCAATGGATTTTCAATGCAAGTATCTATGTCGTGGCTTTCATTTATCACATTGGTTGTTAATGGAGTCGTGGTGTGGTGGTTTTCGAAACAGAAGAGCGATTCATACCTTCAAGTTTACACCCACCTATTTGTTGAACACTTGAGGGAAATGGCAAAAGAACAGATGGAGGGGAAAGCGTAATGTCTACAAACGCACGAATTGGCAAGTTGTTACCAGATGGGACAATCAAACACATCTATACTCACTTTGATGGTTATGTGGAAGGAGGTGTAGGTGAAACTCTTGTTGACCATTATAATGAAGTAGCTGTTATTGATGAACTACTTTCTCTTGGAGACTTGAGTATTTTGGGTGCATCTATTCACCCAAAAGGCGAACATTCTTTTGATAATAGAGAGCAAGGTGTTTGTGTATTCTATGGTAGAGACCGTGGAGAGACAGAAATAAATGCTAAATATTCTACAATGGATGAGTTTTTAGATGACAAATGCATTCCATATTTCTATCTTTTTGAAGGCAAGAATTGGTGGGTTAAATCCATCTATTCTGAAAACACAGAATGGAAATTGGTAAAAGAATTTCTTTCTACATATATCTTGACAAAGGAAGATTATGCCTGTAATATAGAGATGTAATAAAATGGGTAATCTTCTTACGATTCCTTCAAACCAAAACCCTCTCTATTTGGCGCTAGAGAGGGTTTTTTATTAACATCTTCTAGAACTTAAAAAATTCTATAGAATTTTTTAGAATATATTTTTTGTTAATAAAAAACATCCCTTGACTTTCGTCAAGGGATGTGATAGCGACTACGATATCTCAAACAAGAATGTTGGAGATTTCTCTTTCGTTGGTTGTGAGAAACTGTAAGGAATATACAACATATCTGTCATTGTGCTGTACAGATAAGTCTTTCCACACATTTCCCCATTGTCAGGGTTTAAGTGCCAAATCTCATTACCAAAAGAATTCACACCATCAAAGTAGTTTTCTTCCGGTGCAAATACATCATATACAAAGAAATACCAGCAAGTTGGGTTCGCTTTGTACTGTGTGACGATAAAAGATTTGCCATCGAACCAAGTCCCCTGCCCAACGTAACCGACACATGATGAATTGTCGCTAACATCCTTGATATTAACAGTCATCGACATCCGAACTGTAGTAGTGTTTTCCATACCTGTATATTACGCCATATATTGACATATAGCAAGAACTATTTACGTAATAACTATTAACTAAATAGTTCTTGCATATACCCTAGAGATGCAGTAATATATTGATGTGAGGTTGGAGTCGAGAATCAGCCTCATCCAGTAAGAGTCCAGAACGGCTAGAATTTATTGCGAGATTCAAATAAGGGTAGCAACCTTGGAGTAGTTAAATCTACAATCTCTTACTGAACCCTTGGAGATGGTTGACGCAAACAATCTATCCAAGTATGGTGAATCG